TGGAAATGCCGCTGTCGCTGGCCGTGAACAGGCCCAGGGGTTGGTTGACGCCGTTGCCTTCGAAAAAGGCCTTTTCCAGGGTGATTGCGCCTTTGTAGGAAAGCCGCTGCCGGACAAAGGCCGCGCCGAAGTCGGAGCGCACGATTTCATTACTTACCTTGATCCGTTTTGCCAACGGGGCCGGAAAAAGCCTTCGCTTCTGGAAGTCCATCGTGTCGTCTTCCTGTCCCGCCGCGAGCTCGCTTGTCCAGTCCGCGTCGGCAGGATCGTGGCCCAGGGCCGGGATTCCGACCTGGTGCGCACCATCGGCGGGGATCACCTTTGTTTCCCGAAGGGCGAAAGTTTCGTCGTCAACACCCTTGATGATGTCGGCCACGAAAATCTCCGGTGCGATCAAATACCCGCCCTGAACGTCTGCGTCCATGTAAACGGCCCGCTGCTCGGTGTTAAGGGCCGCAGCGTGGGCCGGGTGCGTCAAAAGGCGGTCGAAGTTTTCGACGTGCTCCGGGTTGCTTCGCACCGGGTTGATTTTCCAGACGTCCCGCAGGTGCTCGGGCAGGAGCTGGCGGATTTCTTCGGCGCCTCGGCTGCCGTCATTTCTGCCGGGCCGGTTCGCCGCGTAATAGTTGCCATCGGTGCCGAGGGTCTTGCGCCGTTCGTCAAGGTCGCGCTTGCGCTCGGCCCTGGCCCGCTCTTCGTGGCTGATTTTCTTGTCCAACTCGTCGATCGTCGATTCGAGCCGCTCGTATTCGGACTTTTGTTCGGTGTTCCAGTTTTCTGTGTCATTGAGTTCGCACATCTGACGCCATACTCTTTGCCGTTCTTCCTTCATCTCAGGGAGTCTCATGTTTTTCGTGCTCCTTACGGAAATACTGGTTTCGTTGTATGCGGGAAACGTGACCGGAGAAACGTCAACGAGTTCGGCAACCCTTGTAATGGTGCGAAGTTGCTGGCCGTCGCGGTCTTCCCAGGTATCACCACCCTTTGCCAAACGGAAACCGAATGACATCTGGTGGACATCCCCGCGCAAAATGCTTTTTCTCAGGTCTTGCGCCCAGGTCGTATCGGGCGGGTCAACCTCGATCCAAAGGCCTCTTGTATCCTCTCCGAGCCTCAGCGTGCCGGCCCCCTTGCGCCCCAGGACATAATTGGAATCGTGGTTCCACAGTGCGCGGGTGTCGGAAGACTTCACGGCGTCCTTAAAGGCGCCGGGGGCGATCTTCTCACGGAAGCCGCCCAGGTCTTCCGATAGGGAGCCGAATAGGGCCGCATATCCGCGCAACTTGCCGGAAGCAGCCACCCTCAGCTCGGAGGGGAAATTTCTGCGTTCGATATTCAAGGTTTTATCCTCTCGTTACAGTTGATGCCAAATCCGCTTTAGGGCTTTGTGCGTCGGCAACTCACCATCGGGCGGTTCCCCGGATTCGTCGGAAGGCGGGGGTTGAGGTGAAGTGGGGGGCCAGGAGAAGGAGTTTGACCCTGGCCCCCCCGTCTGGAGCTGCCCCGTTTTGCGCCACGGGGCCACAGCGCTTTCCGAGAAAGCCGCAATTTGTATCCCGCCGCGGCGGGCGGCTGTCCACGTCACCTTGGCTGACATCGCCGGATGTCGTTGCCCCATTTGGTGGGGCGGTTCGTGGTTTATTGGTAGAACCGCTTCTCAGTGAGCGTCGGCTATGATCTGCGGATTTACCCGTCATGATAAAAAGTCTTCCCCATCGTCGTCGTCACCCGATCCGACAACCAGGCCCACCCGGCCCCGGGGAGTGAGACCGAATTCGGCGGCGTACATTCTGAATATCTGATAGTATTGCCGCTCCAGCACCACCAGGGGGCTCGGCTTCTGGTTATCTTGCACCAGGGCCGGGGCTCTCTTGAGAAACTTGTGGATGGCTACAAGCCTCGATCTGATCTGGCAAAGATTCGCGAAGGCCCAGCCGTCCGCCTCGGTGAGCAACCCCAGGCGTTCCAGGGTGGGGGCGAGTTTCCGCCACGCCTTCTTTGCTTCCTTGTCCAGGTCCGGCGGGCACTTCGGGGCCTTCGGCCGGGGCTGTGGCTCGGATTCCAAAACGTCTTCAGGCTTCGGCAGGCTGTGGGACCGGCCGCCCTCGAGGGCCCGGAGCTTGGTTGGTTTGATAGGTCGCTTTGGCATTTGACTCTCCTAAAAATCTGGGAAAACTTTTCAGCCGGCCCGAAAAATTTTATCCGGGAAATAATCTGTGTAGCTGCACAGTCGGTTTACAAAGCGAGAGCCCCAGGTATTTGATAGGCCCCTCCCCCTCTGCTTTTCTGAATCAATATAAGTACTTACATCTATCATGTATTATCTACCGAAGCGCCGCCGTTTTAGTTTTTCTTCAAGCTCGATGTGCTTTTGTAACATCTTCTCCCGCCGACTTGCTGCCCTCCTGCGCTTGCTGCGTCTGCGGACTGACGGCTTCACCTCCCGCCGACGGTGCTTCACCTCGATCAGAATGTGGGAGGCGGCCACCTGTTTTCGGAAAAGCCTGAGGCTTTTTTCAAAGTCAGGACCTACCGCCACCTGGCCCAGGTCCCGGCTGACCACAAAACCGCGTTGATGATTACTGAGATCCATCAACACCTTCCGATCTGGCCGGACACCCAACCATCGTTCATGGGCTCGATGTCTTCGCCGTCGCCGGCCTCGAAGTGATCTACTGCATGAGTGAAACAGGCTCGGCAGGACTCTGCCAAGAACAACAGACCAACCCGGTCGCCTTCCCTGATCATCGCCGCCGTGGCTGACACCAGCTCTTTGAACAGGGCTTCAAACCGTGCCCGGTACTGCCGCGCGAGCTCTTCCTTTTCCTGCTCGCTCAACTCGGAAAAATCTTTCATTTGCCGCCGTCCTTTCGACTGTTAATTTTTAAGTTAACACTATGCCGCTTCGAGCACCCGGCCCCTTGCCCTTGCCGAAGCAATCAACGGCCCCACGTGGACGTCAACGTAATCGAACACCCGCGCCTTATCTTTTCCCGGCGCCGGCCGAAGCACCCGCCCCAGATATTGAAGCACCCGGCCGCTGAATCGGATCGGCGTTGCCAGAAACAGCGTTGACAAGCCCCGGCAGTCAAAGCCTTCGCCTATGAGCTGGCCGGTAGCAATGAGCACCCGCACCCGGCCGGCGTTGAGGGCCTCCACGGTCTGCGCCCGGGCCTGCTTTCCCATGTCGCCGGTCAGCGTGGCCGCCTCGATACCGTGTTCGGCCTTCAAAATACTGTGTAGGGCCTGGACGTGCTCTTTCCGGTCAGACAGCGCCAGGATGGTTCCGGCGCCGCTTTCTGCTTCCTCGGCGATGTCTTCGCAAATTTGCCGGTTTCTGCCGGCGTCTTGGGTCAGCTCCGAGAGCATGGCGCTGTATTCGGTGGAGGGGTCGCTGTAGGGCCGGAAATCGGTCTCCCGGGTGATCACTTCGGCGGAAAGGATGTCTCCGCGCTCCTGCAGCCGGCCCCGGTCAACTTCGTGTTGAACGTCGCCCAGGTAGAAAAAAATTAGCTTGGAAAGTTTATCCCGCCGCCAGGGCGTGGCCGAAAGGCCGAGCATGTATTTCGAATCAAAGGCGCCCACCGCTTCGGTAAAGGTCCGGCTCGGGGTCCGGTGACATTCATCAACGATCAGGTTCCCAATATACGGCGCCACTTCCCGGGAGCATTTGTAAAGCGATTGAACAAGCGCCACGGTGATCCGGTCGCCGAGTGTCTTCTTCCCGGCGCCGATCAGGCCAATTTCTTCGGCGGGAATTCCGAGGAATTGTTCAATGCGGTCGATCCATTGGAAGGCCAATTCTTTAGTATGCACCACGATCAAGGCCGGCTGCCGGCGCTCGGCGATTATCGAAAGGGCAATGACGGTTTTTCCGCTGCCGGTCGGAGCTGAGAGGGTTCCGAAGTCTTTTGCAAGCATCGCCTCTGCCGCTTCGGCCTGGAAGGGTTTCAAGGCCCCCAGGAAATTAAAACCCGCCTCGGCAAGGGTCCGCCGCCGGTCGGTGATATCTATTTTGACACCGTGGCGCCTGCAGGCAAAAACAAGCTGCCGGCAGAATCCGCGCGGCACCGCCAGGCCTGCCGCCGTGTTTTGATAGCATCTGAGGTCCGGCTCTATTTCCCCGGTCCATCGGCCCATTTTCTCGGCGTCCAGATACTTCGGATTGTCGAAGGTCAGCCGCCGCCGGATTTCCCCGGCCAGGGCTTCCGGCGGGTCGATGATTTCAGCGTTGTTTGAAACGATGATTTCCATTTTATCCGGTCCTGAAGTCTCCCGGGTCCACGTCGAGCCCGGTCCTTATCCATTCGGCCAGGTCAACCCCACCCTGGAAGGCCTCTACCGGGTCTTTTCCCGCCGGCACCGGCCAGCGTATGGCTTGCCGGTAATATTTCCGCCAGAATTTGAGCCAGCTTTCTTTCCCGGCGCGGTCATAGTCGAGGGCCACCAGAATCCGGGGGGCCGCTTTTAAAATCGCGTGGGCCTCTTTATCCGGGCGCCCCTGAGCAAATCCGAGAGCAATCACCGCCGCGCGTCCGCCGGCCGCCTGATAGACCAAAAGGCCGTCAAGCTCGGATTCGACCACCACCGCCGGAAGGCCGCGCTCGGCGCCCAAAAGCATCGGGGGCATGGCCGAGCCGGTAACGGCGATGTAGCGCCCGCCGGTTTTCGGATTCGGCCGCCGCACCCGCAGCCGGATCACCGTGCCGTCTTTCTCGAAAGGGATCACCAGGCCGGCGGGAATCCATACTTTTTTCGACTTCCCGGTTTCCGCGTTTTTCTTCGGTGCAAGGCCCCAGGTCGCCCGGGCAAAAAACCGATCTGACCGATTCCAGCCGAGCCGGGCGCGGCGGATGGTTTTTTCTGATAGGCCCCGGACCTTATCCAGCCAGCCCCGGGCAAAGCCGCCGAGGTCTGACCATAGGGCCGCCTCGGTTTCGGTCAGAATCATTTCGGCCTGCTTCGACCATTGAGCCGGGGGCCGGGTCGTTTCGGCGGGGGTCCAGCCGGCGGGCCGGGGGGCTTGGTTTCCGGCGGGGGCCTTCGGGGTCATGCCGAGCTGCCGGCAGGCCTCGGCAAAGGAAAGGTTTTTGAAGTCTCGAAGGAATTGAATTTCATCGCCGGATCGGTCGCACCCTCGGCACCAGTAACGGCCTTTCGCGTCGCGCGGGGTCGGCCAGACTCGGAAGCGGTCTTTACCGCCGCACCAGGGGCAGGGGCCGGCCCACTCGCCGCCGTTTGTGCCGGCGACTTTTTTCAGCGGGAAATTTTCCGCCGCGAAAAGTTCGGCGAGGTTCAAGACAGCCCCCTTTTTGATAGGCAAGCAGTTCCCTTCAAAAGGGGATGAAACCCTCCCGCCTCTAAAGGCGCGGGAGGTTTTATCCCCCCTTTAGGGGGGTAAATTTTCGCGCCTTTTTTTCCGCAATGATTTCGGGAATTTAGACTGTTTTTTGAAAGGTGCGAAATGGGGTCTGATTTCGCGCCTTCGGCCGGTTTTTTATTTGTAATGATTTCAGTCATATAAAACCCGCGAAACCTTTTTTTCGCGCCTTTCGCGCCTTTTTCGATTTCGCGCCTTCTCATGGTCAAATCCGCCCCTCGGCCGGGGTCAAAACAAAGGCTTGCCCCCTTGCCCCGGGTTTTAACTGTTCACTTAAAAAACCCTCTTCAAGTAGGTGATCAATCGCCGGTCCCATGTCCCGGGATGCCACAAAACCCTTGAAGGCCGCCCCCATTTGCGCCCGGATGTCTTTGCCGGCCGCTCTGCCGATCAGTTCGCGTTTCGTGTAATGGTAGCCGTCTTGCCCCAGGAGAAAGGAAAGGTGCAGGGCCATCGGCTTGATTCGTTCTTCGGAAAGGTTGACCGGGGAGAGGAGGCCGCCGGCCCCGCGCCGGAAATGAATCGGTCGGCTTCCGCAGGCGCCATAGTTGTTTTTCGTGATTTTGACTTCCAGATACGTTTGAAAGTCTTCGATGCCGAGTTTTTTCCCGCGCTCTTCGTCCAGCTCCATAACGCCGAGGCCGAAGCGGCAGGCGTCAACAAGGGCTTGCGCACCGCGCGAAAGGGCCTGATTTATCGTTTTCGCGCCTTTAGGTGCGTGGTGCGTGAAAAGGATTGTCAGCCGGTGCCGCTGCGCCAGGGCTTCAAGGCTTGCTACGAATTGCGTGGCATGGTCGTTTGAGTTTTCTTCGAGACCGAACAGGCGGGATTTCGGGTCAAGGATCAGGACGTCAAGGGCGCCGTGGGCTGATAGG